CCGGCAGCCTCAGCTTTCTGAAATGATCTAACGAACCATGGTGAATCTAGAAAACATATAGCCTTAGCACGATTGAATAAACTCTTTTGAGTCGGACGTTTCAGCTTCGAATAGCTGAAATCACAATCATATGGGCTAAGAGTTTGAACAGACACATCGGGTATAAGCATTTGCACAAATTCGGTCAAGCATTGATAATAGAAAGGTGGATATCTTTCAACGTTGGACCGTGGCTCAATGATACGACCTTTAACGGTCGCCACATCGTTATTGTAGCTCCTAGCGGGTGCAAAACCAACCATATAAGGTTCAAACATTTTCCGCATAGATGGCGTTCCATCTTCTGTCGTTAGTCCTTCAATCGTCTGGTAAGTGTGTTGATCAGTTACTGCAGTTGTAATTTGTGGCGTAACTGATTTGGGATCGATATTTAACATTTCGGGTCGTCTTTTGAACATGTCGTACAATAAAGCAGCTCCGTAGCCTGCTAGTTTTGAATCTTTCTCAAATGATTGACGGAGGATACGTTCCAAATCTGACATGGATGGTTTGTCTTGATGAACATACCGCTTAATAATGGTGCTTAAGTCAGCGTCACTAAGCGTGAAGCTTGTTGATTCCTTAGCACGAGAGAAAGAGTGATATAATGTAGTTATTTTATCTACAGTGGCTTGTGATTTGATATAATTCACATCTCCAATGCTGATTTGCCGACGATGGAGTCTCTTACCAGGCAAAAATCTAGCTATGGGGCCATAAACAGTTCGTATCGGGTTAAAGAATATCACTCTACGATCTTCGGATATTTCTTTTTGTTCAACTAAATACATGCATGATCCCCACCAATGGTCAATGAGCAGATGGTCTGTCTCATAATCCCATAAAGGGTGGGTATAATGCCCTCCACCATTAATATGCAAGTCGATTTCATTATTGCTTATTGAATAAATCCCGTCAGCAGTAGAACCGGCAGCGGCTTTTGGTACAAACGTATAAATAATAACATAACGACCATCAAGCAACTTAGGCATGTCCACATAATAATCCACGTCAGTCATCTTGGTTACATGGCGATTAACATCAAAAGGATCGACACAAATTTGCATTTGAAGATCTTTAGCATGATATATAGGCCGAGATCCCGCAACTTGTCGAGTTTCCTCTGACTTAGATTTTGACATGGAATATTCTATTCTTCCGATAGACCCTATAAACTGAGACATTGAAGTATTGGCTAAGCATCTTAGGATAGCTGCCTCAGCATGGGAATGAGCTTTGGGTTGTGCATGTTTAATAGTTGAAGCAACAGTTATAGCTTTAAAGTTCTGGCGTTCGTC